GATCCGTTATCAATCGCACCAAAGCCACTCGTAATAGTACCTGCGTTCAATGCGCCAACTGTAGTGACGTTTGCTAAAGTATCTAGGCTTGTTTCCATGTAGGTTTCGAAGTCAGTCAGAGCGACTTGCTTCATTGTACCTGCATCGTTAACCACTACTCTGTCAGCATCTGCAAGCGTAGTGCTTACAGCAGACTTATCACCATCCATTATAGATAATTCTGTAGGAGTCGCTGTTACCTGGTCATTACTTGCTGCTGCTAATAGTGGAAGTGTACCTGATTGGTTTGGTAAATTGATTGTACGATCCGCAGTTGGATCAATAATTGTCAGTGTAGTTTCATGGGCATCTGCTGTAGCACCTTCAAATACAACAGCATTTTGTGCATTCATAGTAACACTATCAACAACAGTCTGAGTACCTTGTACCGTTAAGTTACCTGCTACGGTTAGATTATCACCAATGGTAACTTCAGAAGTTGTGTGACCAATAGTTACTGCACCACCACTTGTCTCTGTGGATATTTTTAATGCGCCAGTAGCGTTAGTTAGGTAAGAGTTTGTGCCATCGTGATATATAGTAGCGTCATCGCCTGTACCTAGCTTAATCTTAGCATTGTCTGGCATATCAACGTGTGTGGCAGGACTTAGAACACCTGCTACAGCTACAGTGCTATCAGCCGTTAATGCACCAGTAACATCTACTGTACCAGCAAAGTCTACGTTAGCTCCCGCAAAGGTGGCAGCGGCTGTAGTCCCACCTTTTACAACTAAGTTTCCACCGCTGTTTGTTAATGAGCCAAATGTTGCCGAGCCGTCTTGTAAACTAATATCTCCACCGTCAGCATTTAGGATAATGTCTCCTGCAACGTCTAGTGTTAGATCGCCGCTAGAGAGATCAATCTCTGTGCCATCAATGGTGATGTTATCTACTACCACTCCTGCATTAGAGGTTATAGCGCCAGTAAATGCAGATGTACCCGTTACCGCAAGTGTACCAGCGGTTGCTACGTTACCAGACGTATTAGCAACCGTGAACTTGTCTGTGTCCATCGCTAGGCCACCGTTTAAAGCAGTAGCTCCAGTAACAGTTAGAGTACCTGCTGTAGCAACATTTCCTGATGTATCAGCAACAGTAAACTTATTACTATCCATAGTCAGGCCGCCGTTTAAAGCAGTCACACCTGTAACCGTTAGTGTTGAGTTAAGAGCAGTGCCTCCTGTTAAAGTGAGTGTACCCCCAACTGCTGCGTTACCTGATGCTGAAATGCCACCACTCAGGAATAAGTCTTGAAATCTCAGGGAATTAGAGCCGATATCCACGGAGTCGTTGGATACTGGTAAAATCGCATTTAAAGATGTGACCTGAACAAGCTCACGCCAAACGGCTGCACCAGAGTTGTTTCCAACACAGATGTATATACGTCCAGTAGAAGTGTTTTCCCAGATAGAACCTGGTGCGTAACCATCTGCACTATCATCCCCTACACCTGGTACAGACGTAGCTGTAGTGTTGTTCTTACCCGCTACGCCACCATTGGCTATTGGTAAATATCCACTTACAGAAGTCGCTAAAGGTATCTTTGGAGCATCCCCCGTACCGCCTGTATGACCATGACCAGTAGATGCATGAAATGCAGCTAGTAGTTGGTTAAATTCAGCATTAAGTGGAGGTGCTGTAATTGCACTACCATTAACAATACTAGCTGATGATTGTCTGGTGTAACCTGCCATAGTCTATCTTCTCCCTGCCGCACTAAATTCAAAGACTAATCCTTGAATTGAGAATGGTTCTGATTGTCCGTCTGTCACAAAAGTAGCTCGAACTGCAAAGCCCGAACCTTGAATGTCTGATGTCATGATTGGTTTGGATGCACCGCCGTATACTACGTTGGTTCCGTTATATGTAATATTACGTCCACTATAGATGGTAGGCGCACCAGCACTTGTTTGAGTATATGTTGAAGGTACTGCCGTATTATAATCACCCCAATCATAATCGATAGCGAGGTTCATCTCGAATGGGCCTTCGGCACGTACAAATGTATTTAATTTTCGTATAACTTTACGTTGTTCTGTCTCGCCAAAATCTAGGTAAGGTGTAGCGTATACTGAAATAATATTAGAGCCGTTAAAGCTTGTGCCATTTTCTTGCCGATAAACTTTACCATCATGATCGCCATGTAAAATTAGCTCGTCTGTTCCCACATAGTCGGACGTAGTACAGCTTGCCCTTATTCCTAATAACTCACCAAATTCCCACTCAATACTACCTGATGAATTAGTTAATCCACCAATAATTCCTATAGAGTCAGAAGCTGATACAACCGTGTTACTAACTGTACTTGTGACAAAATATCTAACTTGGGATTTAGAGCGTATAACAACACCCGTTAAAGCATCCATGTCTTCGTTTTTAATTAGATCAACAAGCGTAGATTGTATGGGCTTGGATAATGTCTCTAGCTCGATATCACCTATGTTTGCAGTACCAGCAACAGGTCTAAAACCATCAGGAGACAGGAACATTAAGTCTCCACCAATCTCTAGTACGCTGTCCCTTGCAACACAGCCGATGTTACTCGTAACGTTTTCCAGAGCAAATGCATTAGAAGCATTAACAGTAACCTTCTTGATATTCTTATTACCAAATACAAATAGGTTATCACGGAAAGGTTTTATCTGCACAACATCAAAGCCAGCAGCTATTTGACCTGCCCCTGCCGCAGATGTCCATGTATATGCATCATTTGGTGCAGAGTGAGCTATTGCAGCTCTAGTTGCTTCGTGTCCTGATAAAAATAAATGGTTCTCAAATACATCTACCAATGCAGGAGCATTTAAAGCTTGAGCGCCCCCTGCTGTGTTATTTGTAGCATGATAACCGCCAGAGTGAGATGACTTTATCTCTTTCCATTTAGTGCCGTTGAAAACTATGGCAGGATTAACTCCATCTACAAAACAAATTGTATTGCCAGTACCAAAATTAAACTGTGCATGGCGTATTCTATTAACTGTTAATCCGTTAGCAGTCATTGGACGGGTAACTGAGTGATCTAATGTATACTTACGCCATCCAACATTTGCTGTGTAATAATAAAAGCTGTAATTCGTAGCACCAGCATCCTGTCGAATTGCTATGATAGTTGTGCCACTTGTTACGTCATTCTTAAATATAGCAATGCCAAGGACTTTGCCTTGGCCTGTAGTTGAACCCGCTACTGTTACTTCACCATAGGTAGGATCGTAATCATCATAGCCTTCAATACGACGATAGCCCCCGAAGAGGCTAGGCTCGTAATTTAACATACGTGTAGCTGCGCCTGGACTGTTATCCGATAAATCTAAATGATTTTCATTCGAATTAAGGCCACCGCTACATACAAGTTTGAAAGATTGTATTTGATCTGGCATTAATATTTAACCCGTGTATCACGAATGTATTCGTAATTATTAATGTATAAGGTTTGTAAGTCTTTGATACCTTTTTCAAAGGCCATGAACGAAGCCTGAGAAGATTCAATATTATCTTTAAACATATAGAGGTGATACAAAGCGCCATCTACTAATACTGTATCGTAGCTATCAGGAATGCGTGTAACATCATCTGCTGCTGAGATATTAGAAAAGTTCTGGTAGTATCTGAATTTAAGAGCGTATGCTTTATCTGGCGATGGGCTTACACCGTAGCCATTGCCATGCGTGGCAAATATAAATCTTGGTACAGTTCTACCTGTAGTACCAGAAGAGTGATCTGCATCACGGTGCTTCTTATACCATTCATCACGATCTATATGTTTAAGTGTAGTAAAACTTACACCTAAATCTGTATCTTCTTGAATTTGAAAGCTGTTGAAATCGGCTATTTTATAAAACGAAGGCCAGGTATATTCTTCCTGACCAACAACCAATGTATCTGTTTCTTCAGCAGCATTAAAAGGCCACTCAAACTCTGCTTGATTGATTTTAGCAACGGCAGCTTTTACTGCATCTTTAACAAGTGCTTGTACTCCCAATACAGACGCAAAATCGCCTTCAATGATTTCTACTTCATTAAGGCGGCGTAGTACTTGGTTACATAAGCTTAAATAAGTGCTGGGCATATCATACCTTTAGAATGAGTAATGGGGCCAGCAGTTAAGCCAGCCCCAAAAAGTTTATGCTAAGTAGTCACGATCTACTTCAGTCGCCACGCCAATTTCTGTGTCAGACACATCCATTAGAATTGCGTAGACTCGTACCTTACCAGTAGTCAGAGCAGTGCCTGACTGTGTGGCAAGTTTGATGTCGATAGTATCTGCGGCTACAGCTAGAAGCGGCTGATATGCAGCAGCGTTCTGAGCGAATGTACCAGCCGCTGTTCCATCGTCAGCATCAAAGCCATCTACGAAACAATCAACGTCAACGCCTGTTCCAAGATCAAGCGTAGTTGTGCCTGAAGATGCAACTGTATCCACCTGAATACCAGCATTTAAGATTAAAGTTCCCGCAGGAACTGCAATACACGGAATGATATCGTTTGCCGCCAAAGCGGAACCTTTATCAGAAAGTGCTGTAGCAAAGTCCACAATAGTCTGAACCATGTACGGATTGCGACCACGCTGCGAAGAGCCTCGTGCAGCCGCTAAAGTGTTATCACCAAGTGCCATTTGTTAGTCCCCCTTATGCTGCGTTATATTTAGCAGTAACGATTGCTTCAGGACGAAGAATCTTTCTGCCATATAGGTGAAGGCCCCGAACGAGATCTGCAAAGCTATCTGGATCACGATACGTCTCCGTTTTGTTGATCTGTTCTGCTGTTGCAACTGCTGAGTCATGACCTGCTACTAGAACACCAAAATTTGCATTTTGATTAGCTGAACCAGAAGTTCCAGAACCTGTGCCTACCGCTGGAAGATTGCTTGAAGTATATACACGGAAGCC